TCCCGCTACTCCACCGACTGGGAGCCGATGCCATCATCAGCCGCGCCCTAGAAATGCCCGCTGGGCAGCAGCGCTCCTTGCGCTTGGCAGCCTTTGGAAGCGGCAACAGCTAAAGCGCAAAAAAATTATCGAGTTGTGACAGTTTTTGGCTTGAAAGTGTCACAACACATGGCGCACGATGCAAGGCCGCTATCGCCTTGGAACCGGCCAACGCGGCCCATTGAACAACCGCATGAAACCGATACAACTCGTCGTCAACGCCAAAGACAAAGCCTCGGCAGTCCTGACCGCCATCAAAGGCAAAATCAGCGCCTTGGGGGCGGGCTTGGGCGCGTGGTTCAGCGTCAAAAGTTTCGCGGAAGCCATCCAGGGCGCAACCAGCTTTGAAGCCGCCATGAGCCGCGTCCAAGCGGCCACCGGAGCCAGCACTGAAGAACTCAAACAACTCAGCCAAGCCGCGCAAGACATAGGCAGCAGCACGGGGCAAGGCGCAGAAAAAGCCGCCCAAGCCCTCCAAACCTTGGGTGAAGCGGGCTGGAATGCCGGACAAAGCCTAGAAAGCCTGCCCCACATCGCCAACCTCGCATCGGCAGCGGGCATAGAACTGGGGGATGCCGCTAGCTACATCACCCAAGCCATGCAAAGCATGGGCGAAAACATAGGCAACACCGCCAGCGTGGTAGACACCTTAATCGCCGCCGCCCAAGCCAGCGGCACCAGTGTTGAAAACTTAAGCGCGGGCCTTGCCAAAATCGGCCCTGCTGCCCAAGCCGCCGGAGTAGACCTACAAACCGCCACTGGCCTACTCGCAGGCATCACCCAAGGCGGCATAGACGCGGGCCGCGCCTCATCGGCCTTAAGCAACGCACTGGCCCAATTTGCCAATCCTGCCAGCGCCTTCAGCCAAGCCTTGGGCGCAGCAGGCATAGCCACGGACGATTTCCAACTGGCACTTGCGCAAATGGCGGACGGCGGCCCCAAAGCCCAACATGCCCTACAAGCCTTGGGCAACGAAGCTGGCCCCGTCCTCAAAACCCTCCTTGCCCAAGGCAGCGGCGCACTAGCCGACATGCGCGCCCAACTCCAAGCCAGCGCAGGTAGCGCAGCAGCCACCGCCGCCGTCATGGGCAACAACCTCGCAGACAGCTTGGGGGTACTGCAATCCACCTGGACCAACCTCAAAACCGCCCTCACCACCCCCCTGCTGCCCGTCATCAAAGAACAAGTAGACAAACTGGGCGCAGCCCTGCGCCAACTCTTGGCCGAAGGAGCCATCCAAAGCCTGGGCGAAAGCATGGCAGCGGCCTTCAAAACCGCTGCCGCATGGGCACGCGAAGCCATAAGTGCCCTAGACATCAGCCAACTGGCCGCCAACCTCAAAAACTGGGCAGAGCAAGCCTCCAAAGCCTTCGAGCGCATCGGACAAAGCGCCGCCGTGGCAGGCGGCATCGTACAAGCCACTTGGGGCGTGATGGCGGGCGGTATCCACGTCATCCTTGCTGCCATCAAAGGCGTGGGAGCGGCAATAACTGCCCTTGTGGCCCAATTCGCCAAGGCAGGCCAAGCCATCGCCCAAGCCCTGTCCTTTGCCGGACTGGAAAGCGCGGCCCAAAAACTACGCGGCCACTTTGAAATGCTGCAAGCCCTCGCAGAGGGTTTTGGTGACAGCGCCGTGCGCTCCATGCAAGCCGCCGCTGCCAGCGCTGAAACCGCTCAAGCAGGCTTTGTACGCTTCACCGGCGGCCTGCAAGCCAGCCAAACCGCCGCCGAACAACTCCACACCGCGCAAACCCAACTTGTGGGCAGCACAGCGCAACTCTCTAGCACACAAGAGCGGGCCAGCGCAGCCGTTGAACAAACTGGCACGGCCCTAGTCGACCTTGAGCACGCCTACAAACAACTGGGCATCACCAGCGTTGCCAGCTTGCAACAACAAGCCGAAACCGCGCGCCAAGCCTTTGAAACCATCAAAGACAGCGGCACCGCCGCCCCTGACGACATCCGGCGCGCCTTCCAAAAAATGGCCGAAGCCGCCATCGCTGCCAATGGTGGTGTAGCCGATGCCACGCTGAAAGCCCAAGCCGCGCAATACGGCCTTGCCATCGAAGCCGATGCCAGCGGCAAAACCATCGTCCAAAGCATGGACGCGGCAGCCAAATCCACAGAAAAAGTCGCCAGCAGTGCCAAAACTGCCGCAACCAGTCTGAAACAGGCGGGGGGGGCCACCCAACAACTGGAACAAGCCCAAGCCAGCGCCACCAACACCACCCAAAGCTTCACAGTTGCCATACTCAACAGCAGCAACGCCGCCAGCGAATACGCGCGCGAAGCCACGCGCCATGCGGCGGTTGTCGTAGGCCGCCTGAAAGCCGCTGGTGTGAGCTGGGAAGGCTATATCCGATCCGTCGCCGGCCACGTCCAACGCCTCCGCGACACTGCCAACGGCTACGTTGAAGCCATGCAGCGCATCGATGCGCAACAAAAAGCCTTGGAGGCCAGCCAAAGCGAAGCCGCTCAAGGTGTCGAACAACTGCGTCAACGTCTTTTACAACTCAACGGTACCGAAGAAGACATTGCACGCGACAAAGCACGGCGCGAAAACGAAGCCATGCAACGCGAAATCGCCTTGGCCCAACTCGCCCTAGAACGCGCGCGTGTGAAAAAAGACAACGCAGACATTGCCGCGCAAACCCAAGAACTCGAACTCCTCAAAGAAAAACAAAAGCTACTCGAACAAGTCCACCGTGCAGAACAAAAACAGCGTCAAACATCGTCCCGCCCAGGCGCATCCGGCGGTGGCAGCAACAGCGGTGGCGGCATCAGCGGTGTCCCAACTGCCCCCCTCACACGGGCAGAACCGGGCATCTCCATCACCTTAAACGCCAACGGCGTAAGCGACCCCGCGCGCTTGGCGCGCATGATTGAACCCGAACTGGCCCGCCTTGCAACGCGCGCGCGCTAAACCACACCCCGCCATGCCCTCCGTACAACGCTTTTTAGGCCAGCACAACAACCGCATCACCCACGCCGCTGCCGTGGCAAACAGCGTGCGCCCCAGCCACGCCCTGGAACGCACAGACAGCCACATCACCGGCGGCGGCAACCTGCGCTTAACCGGCTCCTACAGCGGCCACGAAGCCCAAGACTTGCAAGCCGAAATCATGGCAGGAAGCGGCAGCACCCGCGCCAGCACCCCCCACCTCAACGGCGTAGGCAACGGCCAACTGACCATCCTTGGCGTAGACAGCACCGCCTCTCTCCAAACCATCACCCTCACCCTCACCGACCTAGGACAAACCAGTGAACACGCGGGCCTTGACCTGCGCGAAAACCGCATCATTGCCAAAACCCTAGGCAGCGCAGGCAACCAAATCCGCATCACCGTCATCCCACAACTCCAACGCGCCCCCACGGACTATGCGCTACTGGAAGACTGGGGCGCAGGCAGCGCCACACGCACCGGCGAACAATGGAACTTCGGCGCATTGCCCCTCTCCGCGCGCGAAGAACTCGACCCCGCCAGTCCGCGCATCCAATTTGGCACCGACCCCCAAACCTATCGCCCGTGGCGGCACTATAAAGAAGGCGCGTGGCATTACGGCCTCTCCCCCGCGCCAGAACGCACCCTCCCCCAAGGCGCGCCCATCCATGCCATCAGCGGCGGCTACCAAATCACCGTCACCGACGGCAGCACCCTTGAAACCTACGGTGACACCAGTGCGGGCCAAACCGAAATCGTCACCTACTACGACCTGCTTTGCGCCCTGCAAACCAGCAACCTCGTAGAAGTGGCAGGCATCGTCGTTGCCGACCGCACGGCAAGCGGCCAAGCCGCCATAGATGTCCCCCTAGTCACCCAAAGCTGGCTCCACAGCAGCGGCGGAAAAATCCCCCTTCACGACATCACCATCCCTACCCATGCCCCCACCCAAAACCTCACCATACGCTGCATCAATGCCGACACCACCGGGCGCGAACGCTGGAGCGTCACTGGTGACATCTCCGGCCAGCTACCTATCGCCACCACCGGCATCCCTTATGAAAGCACCGCCGCCCACTTCACCGTCCCCCTGCCGCCACAACCCGACACCACCGGAGAAGGCGGCGAATGGAGTTTTAAATACCAACCAGCGGCCCGCCCGGCAACAGACGGCATCCCCAGCGTCTGCATACGGCCGTTTCGCTTGGGCAAAAACGCCAAGGCGCGCAGCGTCACCTTCCGTTATCAACCACGGCCACCGGCGGACTGCAAATGCAGTGACATGCCCACCCCACGCCTATCCTTGGCATGCCTTGGCCTCACCGATGGAGACGACATGAGCCTAGACCCGGAATACCAAACGCGCTTGAAAGACCTCTACGTCTGGCGCAGCGCCTTCATCACCAGCAACACCATGCTGCAAATAGCAACCTCAAAATGGTCACGCGCAGACATGGATTTTGCCGATGCCGTAGTAGCCCAACTATCTCAAGCGTTGGGCGAAATATGGCAAGTACCTGAAGCACGTGCAGTCTGGGACGCTCAATTCAGCGCCATGCAAAGCGACCTGCAATTCCTGTATGGACTGGAAGGCGCAAACATCCAAGCCAACACCATCCAACAGGCAGACGTAGGCAGAATTTGGCAAGGCGCAGGAGGCAACTATTTCATATGCTTAAAAGTGGATGTTCCCAATCCGCTCGCATACGACCCTATCTACTCTATCGCCCCGGGCTGGATAGACCCTGCTTCTCCTTTGTGGAACACCAGCGGCACGCCATTCACGCTACAGCAATTCTTGGAAGCCAAATTCAACGGCTTCCCATCTCAAGAATTTGCAGTCACCTACCAATGCATCAGCAACGGAAAAGACTTGCCTGAAGCAACCCTCACAGAACAAGAAATCGCCCAACGCCACACCCAACTTCTGCGCCGCTATGCGGCCCAAATGGACTACGTTCGCACCCTAGCGGGCATCGTCCCAAAATCTGACCCCAGCAGCACAGACGCGGGCGGCTGCTGGGTAGACCATGGAGACAGCCATTGGTGGGTAGACACCGAAGGCCACTACCTGCCCGCATTCACCAACCAAGCCTACATCAGCGCGCGGCGCGACACCGAAAGCGGCAAAGCCTACTCCACGATGGAATTTGGCTTCGGCCTCGTCGTCGCCTGCCCTGAGCGCCTCATCGAAGGCGACCAAATCACCATCCGCATAGGCAGTGTAGACAACGCCAAACCCTACCAAGTCGGCGACGAAGCACACCTAGCCACCGTCCACGCCGCCCCCGCTTGGCTCGCAGGCGGCATCGACGGCAACGACACCCATACATGGAGCGTCACCGGCAGCCAAAGCGGCCCTCTGCCAGACTGGCCCATCCCCACCAATGGCAGCCCCATCCCGCCCTACCACGCGGCAGGCATACAACTCGCCCTCACCCACGGCGGCATCCCGTGGGAACTGGGCGACACCTGGAGCCTGGCCCTAGAAGCCGGGCACTGGCGCTGGCGTGCAGGCAACGCCACAACCGACACATGGCAAGCCTGGAGCGCCGCGCAAGACATCCCCGCCGCTGGCCCGGCCACCCTGCCGGACGGCCTGCAACTGCACTTTGATGCAGGCATCGCCCCCAGCTTCCAACCCGGAGACCGTGCCACATGGCACCTCCACCAGCCCCACGCCGCCAGCCACCTATGCAGCGGCAACACCACCTGCTGGGCATGGGACACCCCCGAAGCCAGCGTCACCCTAGACCTAGGCAGCGCGCACACCATCCAAACCGTGGCCTTGGCCCGCTGGCACCTCCCTGCAAGCGCCATAGTACAACTCCAAACATCCCAAGACGGCACCAACTGGGCTGCCCCCATCACCATCCTAGCCAGCGGCGCGCACGGGCAGCGTAGCGCCGCCGTCCACTTCCTTGCCCAAGCCACCACAGCGCGCTACCTACGCGCCCACGTCGAAGGCACACCGCAAGGCGGTGCACTGGGCTGGCTCTGGGCGGGCCAACCCTTGGCCTTACAACACCACGCCAGCGACTGCGCCCGGCAAAAACGCTGGGCCATCCAACGCGGCGATCACCTCAACCCCACCAGCCTCTACCGTGGCACAGGCGACGGCTGGCGCATCCAATGGGACGCAAACGACACCAACAGCTCGGCCCTCCTTGATGCTGACCTCCCCCAACTCCTCGCCCTACTGGATGGCGCGCGCCAAACCGACACCCCCTTCATCTTCGTCCCCCACTGGCAACACCCCGAAGAAGCCAGCTTGGTACGTGCGGAGGGCGATGCCCTAGACATCCGCGACGAATTTGCCTGGCAAACCCAGCAACGCGCCCAACGCCTCTTCAGTTGCGCCCTCACCCTAGAACCCGTCTACGCATGAGCACCCCCATAGACCTCACCCTAGACATATCCGCCCCTGTGGGCGGCTTGGCCGTGCGCCTCACCAGCCGCCACACCCCTACTGCAAACCACACCACCGCCCTCACACTCCCCGCCCTCATCGGCACCAGCGCCCTACAGCAACAACTCTCCATCCCCGGCATAGCACCCGCCCCCGTCGCCAGCATGCAAATCGACTGCGACCGCAACACCCCCTTAAACAACAGCGGGCGCACCTTGGGCCACCTCTGGACAGCCACCCCTCCGCTGGGCTGCACCGCGCACCTGCGGGACAGCACAGGCCGCGCCCTCTTCAGCGGCATCATCCAAACCATAGAAACCGACAGCCACATCCGCCTACACATCGAAAGCGGCGAACAGCGTCCCCTCTCTGCCACCCTTGCCCTACGCACCAGCGCCGCATGGGGTCACTGGCGCGACATCCGCCCCCTCCCTTGGGGCTACGGCCGCGTCACCCTAGAACCATTGCAATACAGCCACGACCGGCGCATCTTCGTACTGCTCGACCATCCCATAGAAGCCGTAGAACACCTCTGGCGCGACAACCACCCCAGCAACGCCTACGCATGGCACAACGGAGTAGACAACACCGGCCACCCCGTTGCCCTCCTTGAACTTGCGGAACCACTCTCTGAAGGCGAAACCCTGCACGTCCAACTGCGCGGCAAACGCCACCCCCAAACCGGCCACCTCCTCCAAAGCCCTGGCGACATCTTGGGCGACATCCTCACCCACCTTGCGGGCCTCCCCCAAGCTGCCCAGCGGCTCCACACCTTCAGCCACCACACAAAGCACATAGAACTGGGCGGCACCTTGACAGACAACACCATCACCGCACGCGCTGTCATCGACAACCTCCTCCAATCCATAGGCGCAGCATGGTCGCCCGACCTCCCTGAAATCGCCACCCTCTGGCCCCCGCCCGCCACTACTCTCCACCCCGCCCTTGAAATCACCCCCTTACACACCAGCGAACTACAAGCCGCCAGCAGCCACCAACACATCTACACCCGCCTGCGCATCCTCTTTGACTGGGATGAATCCATGCAGCGCCACCGCCAGAGCCTAGAAGCCACGGCCCCCCAAGCCATCAAAGAACACGGCGACAACCCGCTTGAATGGCCCGCCCCTTGGCTGCGCCATGCGCGTGATGCGCGTCAACTTGCCCAGCGCATCCTTGGGCAAACCGCGCGCCCGCGCTGGCTATTGCGCTGGCAACAAAACCTCACCACCGCCCGCATTGGTGACACAGCCGCCATTCACCACCCCCACAGCCCACTACAAGGCCACTGGCCCATCACCGCCACAGAAATCGACAGCACCAGCGCCACCCTACACATCAGCACCATAGGCAACACTGGGCCAGCACCAGACATCACCGTAGGCACAGCCTCGCGCGCCTTCGAGCCACTCCTACAACCCGGCATCACCGTCGAAACCGCAGCGGGCGAAATCCTCTTCACCGCCACCGGCGAAAACGGCCAACCCTTGGCAGGCGCGTCCATCACCCTAGATGGTGGAGCCACCCGCATAGCCGACAACCGAGGCCGCGTCAGCTTCCCCGCTGCGCGCGGCAAACACACACTCTTGGTACGTGCCCAAGGCTACCCCGACAGCACCACAGAAATCATCGTATGACCATCCGCCGCAAATTCTTCCCTACGAGGCCGGTACAAACCGAACCGGGGCGCAGCGTCGATGTCACCGTCCAGCTACACCGTGGTGGCAGCGTTGCACCTGCACCCTGCGTCATCCATGGAGCGCACTGGAGCACTACCTTGCCCAGTGGGTATGTGGAAGAATTTTGGACACCGTTAGATAGAGCTGACGCTGAGAACGCAGCACAAGGCGACTGGGACTTGGAAGGTCTAGGCAATGGCCGTATTGGCGGCTTCCGTGCCAGCTATCAAGGGGAACACCATGTGCATCCCTACATAGGGGACGGCGGAACCCACCAAGAGCAATTACTGGAAGGCCCACACTTCTTCTGCACCCACCTCAAAATAAGCAGAGCCTATCACTGGGGTTGGGTACTTGGACAAGTTGTCCCCCCTGTCCTGCTGGGCACCTTGCTGGGCAGCCACATGACAGATGCACACTGGACAGCCACCTGGGAACCTGCGCACCCCACAAACAGCGGAAAATCTGCCGATGGGGACTACCACCTCACAGCAGGCAATGCCCTCTATGTCTATCCTGTTTTTAAAAATATAGACGAACCCGGAGAAGAAGAAGGAGTCATCACGCGCCTGCAAGCCACAGCCTGGTGTGGTGGCAAACCCGTTGCGCAACTGAGCTTGCACATCCACGATGGTTATCTCCAATGAAAACCGACACCCTCCAAACCATAGCCACCGTAGCCCACAAAACCAGCTATGCGGGTGCAGCAGGCGGCTTCTGGGGCTGGCTCACCAGCAACGCCACCTTGGGCCTGCTGGGCCTCTTGGTGGCCCTATGCAGCATGCTCATCAATGCTTGGTACAAACGCAAAGCAGACCTGCGCGCAGCCGCTGAACACGAACTACTCATCAAAGAACGGCAAATCCGTCTGGAACGATTGCAAACAGAAATCCGCACGGAACACACCCCATGAGCGGCCCCCAACGCACCACCCTAGGAGCCTTGGCCCTCAGCGCGGCGGGCTTGGTAGCCATAGCCCAATACGAAGGCTACCGCGGCCAAGCCTACGACGACGGCACAGGCGTACAAACCATAGGCTTCGGCACCACACGTAGCGTACAAAAAGGCGACCGCATCGACCCCGTGCGCGCCTTGCAGCGCTTGGCTGCGGATGCTGCCATTTTTGAACGGCAATTGGCCCTTTGCATCCACGTCCCGCTATATCAGCATGAATGGGATGCCTACGTCTCATGGGCCTACAACGTAGGAGCTGCTGCCGCCTGCAAATCCACCCTTATTAAAAAACTCAACCGCAAAGACTATATCGGCGCGTGTAATGAACTACTACGCTGGAACCGTGCAGGCGGACGGATATTACCCGGCCTTACCAAACGCCGCCAGCAAGAGCAAAAAACCTGCCTTGGAGAAACCCAATAATGCCCTTTTTAAACATCCCAATAATAGCGGCAGCAATAGCGGGCCTACTCTCCTTTACCGCTGCATGGAACATCCAAAACTGGCGTATAGGCAGCCAGATAAGTCACATGCAAGCCATGTATGCCCAAGAACAATTGCACCAACAGGAGGCCGCCCTTGAAACCCAAACCGCCATTGACAAAAAATACCAACAAGCCTTCCACGCCGCCAACGAACGAGAAACCGCGCTGCGCGTGGAAATGGAGCATTTGCGCGCTACTCGTGACCGGCTGCGCACACACAGCGCCGACATTGAACAGCGCCTTGCCACGGCTACCCGAACCACCGCCATTGAATACGCCACTGCCCAAGCAAGCGTACTCAACGAGTGTTCAACAGCAATTACAGCACTGGCACAGCAAGCTGATGGCCACACAAATGATGTCCGCCACCTCCTTGAAGCCTGGCCTGCCAGATGACCCCGACCATGACTGACCCCAAAACCCAGCAAACAGGCGGCACCCACTACCTCAAAATGGGCATACAGCCAGTGGAATACATC